CATTTAAACTGATGATTGAATCGTCCTCCTGCTTTTCCAGGAAGAGGCTGAGAATTACTGGTAAGAATTAGACCGTCGGTATGATAGATGCGGGAGGCATCCAAAATGGAGGAGCAACTGCGTCGAAAGATGAGGTCAGAATTGGGAAGGGCGAACTCAAATCGTTTCAATGCCACCATCAGGCGATTTCCAGGCGTAATTCCTTTACTCGTTGTTTCCATTCCCTGGGTCCAATCCTGATACCATTTCTTGAGATGGTTATAACGACTGGGAACATCAGTCTCTAACAGACTCTCTTTAAAGGTGGCAAAGGGGAGGTCCCATGAGTTATGACCATCCTTGGAATGATAGATATCAAAGAGAAGATAGTGATTGATGGGTTTTCCATCGTTTGTTACAGTCACCCATTCACCATCTACCAGACTCTTGGCACATGCTGGATTACGAAGACCCGTTCGGTAGACATTCATGCTTTGATCAAGGAGGAAGAGTTCACCCGTTTGATCGACGTAGCCGAGGGCACGAAGCCCGTCCGCTTTATCAGTAACATTGTAGCCAGACCTAACATTAGGTACATCATTGTCTATTTCTTTTTTCATATTTTTAATTTCAAGCGTAACCGGGCCTACACCACGAAAGCGTGTAGTGCTAACAATATGACTATATTCTGCGCGTACTTTCTCAGCGACAGAAGCACGAATCAGCAATGAATTTTTCTGGATGGCGCGGAGGACTTCACCTACACCGCGAATCAAGGATGCGTAGGCAAGCTCAGGAGTTTCGGTGTCAACTTCATCGTGTAACAACTCAACTTCTACTTCATAACGTGGGGGTTCATTTAGAATATTTTGTTGGAGAAAGCGAGTCGCCCACTGAAACTCTCCCGTAGAGGTGATGGGTGATTGACGAACCATGGAGAGATCGAAACGAATGCCTTTTCCACGAAAACTCCAGCGACGAATGAGTCGGAAGGCCTTCTTTTGATTACTCCAATTGGCAATCATGGGGGCGACCAGCGGGTCGTCATGGCTCAAATCGGATTCACGTCGCATCTTAAAACGAACATGGTAGTCACGGATATCAATGTTGCTATCGGGAGAGGTACGACTCTTCGCCATTACCGTGTAGATTTTGTTTTGTAGTGAATCGTCTTTACAATAGAGTTGGATGACACCTAGGCCCTGAATGGAAACACGAAGTTGATTCGGAGTGAGAATACTCAATCGGTCATCTTGTGGTATCATTTCAAATCCTTTTGCGCGAAGACGTTGCGCAACCTGGAGAAAGGTATTGGAATCGACCACACCTCGCTCGCCGAATGTGGTTTCCAGCTCCATGGTTTTGTCCCTGGACCAATCTTGGATAAACGCAGTAATACGTCTATGTTGATCGGAAGTCAAGTCCATTCTAACTAGTAGGGACAAAAGTACCTTAGATGCCTTATGACGGAGTATAAAATGTGTCAATTTTATACTTTATCATATTATAACATATGATTTAACGTTGAATGACTTGATAGCGCACGGTTTCTGTTTCAAAAAGGCGTTGAATGAGGCGAACGGCATAGGCAGGAGGAAAGTCGGGGTTACAGCAAAAAATATCAATGAAACATGATTGATGTTCAGGATAGGTATGAATGGTAAAGTGACTTTCAGAAAGAACAAACGCATAGGTATATCCAACGGGTGAAAATTGATGACCCGCTTGTGCTACCACGTGAAGATTAAGTGTGTGAACGATTTCATTTAAAAGAGTCAGTCCTTGTGTTAGGTATTCTAGTTTTCCTATATTGGGGATATTGTATACATTCACGAGCAAATGGATGCCGACAGGGGTTCCAATCGACATTGTACTCATATTAATAGTAAATATCATAATTATGTTTAAGTTCACCAGGATGAGAAGAGGCGAAGTGCGGATATTTTTCCGAGGCGAACGGCAAGAATGTCTTTGGTGAGTTTGCGGTCCGTTTCTTTCCAATTGGGAAGAACAGATAGGCGCTCTACTAGTTCTACTTTTGTAGCATCTACTTCAGGCCATTGAACAACCCATCCATGTTGTTCGATGGTTGTCAACCATTCAGACAGAAACGTGGTAAGAGGTCGGGCGTTCATTTCGGTTGGGAGGGCAACCCATCGACCGCGATAATCCGCAATCCACACGGGATGTTCGCGTTTCCATGTGGTTGGATCGGAGGAGAATAGGATTTCACCCTTCAAAGAGCTATTGTATTGCGTGCCATCTTCGATTTGATCCTGGACCATTTCTTTCAGGAGGACAAACTGGATCTGACACATAATTGAAAGCCCGTGGTACAAATCAAGGTAATCTTTTTCCTCAATTTTGCTTCCATTATAGGATGCGGCAATCAAATCATGAAGCTTCTTGCGTTTACGCATCAATGAGGTATTCTTAAGCCCATCCGTCTGTTGTTGAAGAGACGTACTGAGTTCAATGAGTTGTTCAATTCGTGTGTGTTCAGGAGAAAGAGAATAGAGCGCGGGATCGGAAATACAAGAGATCACACTCAAAATGCCAGCTGGATTCAAGTGGAGTGATGTATATCCCTTGAGATAAAGACTATCAAGGGAGGAATCGGAAAGGGTAGTAGGAACCTCAATCGACTCCAACACTCGGTGTCGATTGGGATTATGTTCAGCGAACTGAATCAGTTCTTTGTAGCTTACGTTTTGATATTTCTTGGCAGGTGTTGTCATCTGGTATCTTATCATGAATTCACTTTAGGTTCAATTTTACGATTCTTGATAGTTCTCATTCTGAATACGGATGCTTTCCAGTTCTTTTAAACGATTCTCATGTTCATTACGAGTTGTTAAGCAAAACTGAATATACTCTTTGATTTGCTGGAAGGCGTCATCGGAAAGGGAAGATAGATCAAAAAAGATACCATTTGAATTTTCACTGTAAGTCACTTTTAGTTTACGAATGATACGAAAGATTTCTTCTTGTTCAGGTTGGACAAGAGCAGGGATGGTATCAAATATTTTTTTACGTTCATCGTAGGACATTTCTAATTCCGTACAGATGTTCCACCTTTCAAGCTAAGCGCATTATTCATCGGATTCTTCCTCTTGTGCCGGTACGGCTTGTGCTGCTTGATCGGCGGCCTGTGCCGCGAGAACCTCATCCGTCATATCAAAGTCTTGTTCTGATTCGTTATTGGATGGCTCTATATCACTTGGCACAATATCAACGGACTCCTCTAGCTCGGATTCAATATCGGAATCATCTACGTCAGACTCTACTACCCGTGGCGTAGAGCCATCTTTTCGGATAAACAATCCACTTGCTAGGATATAAGCATCGTAAATGGCAAACTTGGAACGTTTTAACTCTACATAGACACTGTCACCAATTTGTACTTCTTCGAATTCAGGCTCATTCAAATGAAGATCACGAGGAACTTGGATACGAATCGCGTCATTGTAATTGATGTAAAGACCCATCTTGTTTTTACGAATGACTTTTCCAAGAACTTGAACACCTTCTACTGGATACACAACCTTCCCTTCCAGTTTTACATAGTAAATGGCATCACCTGTAAAACGAGCCGATTCGAAATAGCCCATGGAACGAGAAAGCAAGCTAAGAGAACCGGGAAGGACAAACCCTTGTTCAGAGCATTTATTCTCCACGCTTTCACGGGCTTTACGAAGAAGAATATCCTCAATGGGGGTTGATTTCACTTCATTAAAGTCGCTCGGAGTAAGGCTGATCTTCTTTTCAAAGAAAGCAGTGGTTTCCATTCTTCTGTTGGCTAGGATCCTTTTCTTAAGCACCGTCACTCAATTTTATTCGTTTTACTCTTTTGTTGAACCTTTATGACCCGTATAAAATGCCTCTACGGAGCGAAAAAACCATCTCTTTCCATTGATTCGTTCCGCATCCATAAACCGTAATAACACATTCATCAATGTACAAATACGAATCGAACCTTTAATGCTACGCTCGGTAACAAGCGTCTCACGATTAAGATGAAAGTCAGTCTTTACATGCGCCTGTAATGTTTCGCCAATAAACATTAGATTTGTAAGATGCTCTTTCACATTACTGACAATCATACATTCACTTCCACGACCAATCTTTCCATTCACTTCAGGTGATTTATTGGTTTTGAATACGATATGTCCATCTTTTGGAACATTATACCCATACAAAGAGCCCGATGTTTTCTTATTTACCTGGGTCTGTCGAAGAGAGTCGGTAGTAGAGCGCTGAATCTGGTCCACAATGGATTTCGCACATTCGACACCGTCTTCACAGGTAAAATAAATGCCGCCGGTTTTAGGATGAAGATAACGATTGACGGTGATTTGTCCAAATAGATATTGGTTTTCACGAATAAGCTCATGTAGGTTGAGTCCAGTAGAACGTACCAGATAGGTCTGTTCTTCAATTGTAAGCCATTCATCCCAGAAGTAAAAGAGAAGCGCTTTTCGAAATGATTCTTGATTTCTAGGAGATGTCGTATGAAATGACCCATGAAATAATTGAATCATCTCTAGGATTTGTAAATAGGTTTCAGAAGGATTATCAATTGCCGCTTTGACATGTTGTTCAATTTCAGAGGGAGGATTGCGATATTTTGAACTCATTGCAAGTTCACCCACCCATTCACTCACGGCAGTCCAAAAGGGCTCTACCGATTCTAAATGAGTTTCACGTTCTTCTTGTTGTTCATCGGATTCAGGTACCTCATACATAATAGGTGCGTATTGATCACGTTTGACAGGGAATCTCGCGGTACGAATGGCAAGTGGAATGGTGAGATCCATGTAGACATTTGGTTGAAACAAATAGTATCCATTACAATATCGGATATATCCAGCCGCACCTTCATGACGGATTTGAAACGTTTTGTTATTGACAATTTCACGTAATACATCGGCAGCGATGAGACGTGGGATATTTTCTGCCGCAAATATACTCCATAGATCTTCCGACTGATAAAACGATTGTTCTTCAAACCGTTCACGGATCATCTGTTTGATTTGATGAATGCGCCACCGAGCAGAGAATTCATCATACGTAGAGTCATCCATTGTAAACGCCGAGACATCAATCTTGGGTGTACAAGTATAATCACATGTTTCGATCCAATCACAGACGGCAGTAAAAGGCATATCATTGATATTGACTTCCTCTCGACGTACACGTTGCGAATCGATCTGTTCAATCGGTTCTTGATCACGGATCACGATCGCATCTTGATTTAGATTACAATCCAGAGCGGAATGTTTCATGATCCGAGTGACTCTGCCGATCTGAACTGCTTTTTTGAAACCGATCCGATAACTATATAGATCTGCCGTTTCACGTGGATCATCGGGAAAGACAGAGGTATAGAGATAAATAGTATTATTACGCTTTTCCTTGGGAAGCGCACAATGTGACAAGAAACGGATCGCACGGCCAATGATCTGTTCGGTTTTATTCAAGTGGAACCAAGAGTCAATGATATGAGTTTCACGGACAAATCGAAGATCAACACCTTCTGATGCGATCTGAGATCCGATCAGAACTTTGATCTTTCGTCCATCCTTGTTTTCGATACTGCGCTGCATGAGAATAGTCTGTTCGTTATTCGGTGAGATTTCGATTTTACCTGTCAGAATACCATAATAGGCAGGGCTAAACGCATGACCCGCATCAGCATGTTCTCTCTCTTTTCGGGGACATAATGCGCACTGTTTTCCACCAGGGGCCTGAATTCCATCCGCAAGAAGAGCTTTTCCGTGATAGGGAAGATATCCATTTGCTTCAAGAACAAGAGCCATGGGAAGAGCACCTCCGCCGACAAAACGAGTATAGGCAAAGACGCATCCTTCAGCACGCTGGACACGTTCTAAAAAGAATTGGAACTTTGGACTATACTGTGCTAGGGCTCCAGAAACAAGCCATTTGGCACCAACCGATGCTTTTGCGCGATATCGTGTATGCCCGCCTGATGACTCATGATCAAATACAGAACTAATGGAATCCTTGTCCGTGCGCATGGTATAGGCTTCATAACTATCCCCTTGCGTAGCAACCGTCGCAGGAACAACAATATTGCCGGCATGAACCAGTTTTTCTAGCATAACCGTATTCAGACCGGTTCCACCTTGTGTCATGGAATTGGTAAATTGAAGAGAGGCACGAAGCGTATCGCCTTGAAGCATAATGGGAACTAGAGGGAGGCGTTGAAAGTAACTTCTCTCATCTTCTTCTAGTGCTACACCACGTGGATTCATAGCAGGGTAGGCACCAAACGCAGGAATCGATTGAGGGAACAACCGAACGGGGAAGGAAATGGGATTTTCACCACGCATGAAACTGACATAACGTTGGGCAGTATAGGATAAGATTTGTTTTCCACGCTCGGTAATATTGCCAACAGCATCAAATACATCCGTCGATAAGATTTCAGCTTTCTTATCATTTCGTAATAGCAAATTAAGAATGAAGATGATTTCCAGATAGGAGTTATACATAGGGGTGGCGGTAAGTGCGCAAAACTTCATTCCTTCAGAATAACGGAGAACATCCATCAAATAGGGGGTAAGTATCTTTCCGCCTGCGGTATCACCTTCATCGTCTTTGATTTCATCCTTTTCTTCTGCCACTTTGGAAACATCTCGAAGATTATGGGCTTCGTCGACAATCAGAAGTTTTCCACTAAAATGTTGGCGAATGATTTGCTTTTTGAATTGTTCTTTTTCTTCATCAGAGGCATGTACAGGAATACGCTTTAACAGATCACGAATATAATTGGCAAAAGAGATGTATCCAAAAATCTTGTAACGACGCTTGATGGCTTTAGATACTATTTTATCAATCTTGGTTTTGTCGCGTTCATATAATGTATTGGTAAGTTTCATATAAATGGTACCTGTACATTGCGAGGCAGAATTGGGTTCGTTTCCTTCTCCAATGACCACTTTGTTGATATCAAAGATGGTTCGATAGAATCCCTGTTGAATGGTAGGAGGAGCAACGAGATACACCTCTGTGCGAGGAAAGAATTCGAGCCATCCTTCTACAATTTGAACACCTGCGCACGTTTTGCCGACACCGACGCCATGAAAGAGAAGAGCCGACATATAGGGCGTTTTAGGGGACATAAAGTTGGCAACGAATCGTTGAACAGGAGTGACTTCAAAGGTAGATTGATCATCACATGGATCGGTGGTTGGCTCCCATGTATATTGTAAGGATTCAGCGAACTCACGTTTACTGAGAAGCTTTTGTAAAAACTGTGGATCAACGATATCTGGATAGGCACCTGTTTGATGCTCCCATGATTCCATGGAGGGAAATAGATTTTTTTGTTGAAGAACTTTCAATAATTGATCACGTTGTGCAAAGTCAGTATTGGACTCCCATGCTTCTAACAGTTCAGCGTCAGGTAAGTTAGAATAGGGATTACTGACAGAAAGAGAGGGTCGAAAGATACGAGGGCCTTTTCTTTTTACAGGTGCTTTCACTACCGGATCAATGATTTGATTTACAGGCGCTTCTACTACAGAAGGAAGGACCTTTGGAGCAATTCGTGGACCTGTGCGTTTTGGTACGGAAATCACAGGTGATTCTACCACGGAAGAGACCTTAGGAGCAATTCGAGGACCGGTACGTTGTGACACAGAAGTAATGGGTACGTCCGCAATAGGTACGTCCGCAATGGGTACGTCCGCAATGGGTATCGTCGCTTCACTTGAATGATTAGATGAGTTGTTGGACGAGTTGTTAGACGAGTTGTTAGATGAGTTGTTAGACGAGTTGTTAGACGAGTTGTTAGATGAGTTGTTGGACGAGTTGTTAGATGAGTTGTTGGATGAGTTGTTGGACGAGTTGTTAGATGAGTTGTTAGATGAGTTGTTGTTATTTTTTTCAACTGCTGCTACAAGTGCTTCCGCAAGAGGTTCTTCTACATTTGACTCATTCTCACTGTTATTTGTTTGTACCTTTTCAGCTATCTCTACATTTGAAACATTCTCGCTGTTATTTGCTTGTTCTTCTACAGCCGCTGCTATATTTGACTCATTCTCACTATTATTTGTATGATCTTCCACCACTTCTGTTACAGGTGCCGCCGCAGATGGTGGAACCGATTCGGGAGATTCGGAAGGTGCTGCGAACGGGTCATTATATAAACTCGTATTCGAGTTACCCGACATGCTATTTATAGTATCATATTTCATTTTCTTTCTAAACGCTTTCATTTGAGAAATAGAAGCATATCATTACAAATGTCGAGTCATTTCACTTGTAGAAACAGGATGAAAATTCTTCATGATCTTTCCTGCTTTTAATAAGATCTCTCGTTTTTCAACATTATCCGGACGAATCTTAGACGTAGCTTCATCCAATGAACACCATTTAATGTCGCCCACTTCACGAGTCATATGAAAATTATTCATGTTCATTTCTACTTCGATTGATTTATGACAGATCGCAATATAGTATTTATGACAATAGTGAACCTGATTGGAACCAAAGAACGTTTCCGAAATAGAGTTTGTATTATGTAAAATAGTGAAGTCCTTCGCATGTAGACCCGTTTCTTCTTGAAACTCTCGAATGGCACAGCCGATGTCGGTTTCATATGGATTTCGGCGACCTTTTGGAAATCCCCATTCGGGTTCGGTCCATTTGGAAGGATTTTCGTGAATCAATGCGGGCATGCGATCCGCAATTTGTGTATATCGGCGTTCAGACGACTCGTAATCCGCTCGATGAGAACGTACACTAGATGATTCACCCCATACTTCAAACCATAACTCAGGAAAGGTTTTGGTAAGAATCAACTGGTGCTCTTTCTGTGTCATTCCACGCAGCAGTTTACAAATATAGACATCATCGTGAAGACTGTATTTTCCCCTGATAAACTCAACAAAGGACAGCGAATCTTTTCTTTGAATCATCAGAAATTGTATCGAATCATTTCCATTGGATACAGCGGGAGAGAAGAGTGATGTCATATGAGTATCGTCTTGATATCGAACCGCAATTAACCCATAGCTGGTAACGGGTGACAAACAATTACGAAAAACATGTCCTGTTAAACCACAATTCGTACAATGTTGTGTCCGGGTTAGATTCATATATTAGTGGAAAGAACAGCTCCAGTCTTTAGACCCATATGTGTGAAAAGGAAGGAAGAAAGGATAAATCATAAATAGAATGCAATTTCCACCCAGCGTATGGGGACCTTTCTTTTGGCATACAATCCATATCGTAGCCCTCGGATATCCAAAGACTCCCACCTACACGGATAAGAAATGTGCAAAAGAGTTTTATGAATCACTTGCGTATTTGTTACCCTGCTCCATTTGCCGAGAGCATTATCGCGAGCATCTTACCAAACATCCCATTACTACTTTTCTAGATTCTCGTACCGATCTGATCAAATGGACAGTCATGATTCATAATCATGTCAATAAGATGTTGGGGAAGGTAGAATGGACATTGGAGGAGGTTCTTACCTATTATGAAAAAGTGGGAGCACGCAATCGATCGCCTGTATGGACAAAAGAAGATATGAATGAAGTAGATCATCGTTCATTCATAAAAGGATTCCTTACGGGAACGGCAATCTTATCGGTGGTGGGAGGCATTGCCTATGTGGTGAATCGAATGTAATAATAGAGAAATGGCCACTGCCGTCACCCAGTACGTTTCAAATACATTTACTCCATTCCTGAATTCTGTAAAGTCAACTACAAATTCATCATGGTTCAGTTCATCGACTAGCAATTCATCATCCTCTAGTTGGTTTGGTACATCCGGTTCATCGACTTCTAGTATGTCCACAATAGGCACCATTGCTACCTATATATTGGCGGTACTGGTTATCATGTTATTCATTTTGGTTATCGTTCATTTTTTTATTACACCTATCTTCCAATTACGTCCCGGTGGTCCCGGTATCATCCCCATTCCAGGTGGAGACGATGGCATCCTCTTTTGGAATAAAGGATTACATCCACAGATCCTGGAAAGTCAGTTGCCGATTCAAGGTCAATCATGGGGTTATTCGCTTGTGCTCGATATGTTTATTCAGAATCCGCTACAATTTTCCAATCGGTATCGTATCCTATTTAGCCGTGGAGCCGTTCGAAAGGCGACTCCGACTGGTTCTGATACATTTCTCGGTATGTTAGATACGTATAACGTAGTAGTGGCATTAAAGCCTGATACGAATGACTTGGTTGTATCTGTATTATCTGGTTCTGCCATCACGAAAAATGAAGAAAATGTGGTGATTCAAAATGTACCGGTACAGCAATCGTTCCGTCTTGGAATCATTGTCATGGAAAAGGCAATTGAAGTTTATCTAAATGGTACACTTGTTAAAACACGAAAATATGATTACAATATTCAAAGCGTGACTGGCCCGATTGATTCCGCCTTGCCACAGGAGTCCATGATTGCCATCTATCCTCTTCTTAAGATTTGGAATCGTATTCTTTCTACGTCTGAAATGCGATATGCTCAACCAACTCTTGTTACAACGATGCCTATGGGAGCATTAGACATGCCATCAAGTTCATCATGTTCGACGGACTCATCATCCACAGGATCTACTGCCGCATCTTCTTATCTTCGTTCCGCGATGTCATCTGCGCAATCTGCGCTAGCGACTACACAGGCATCTGCGATGAATACCGTATCACAAGCACGGACCGCAATGGGAAGTTTCTAAATGGTGAAATCTTGCATTCCGCATAGGATCTTTAGATTATCAAATTGAAGATGAAAGTGTGGATTAGTTTGATAATACTGACGAATCGTATGGGTAACAATCATTGCTCGACTTGGATCGACATGTTTTAAGGATAAGTATAGAACCGCATATAAACGAACATATAAATCATAATTAATTTCTAGTACGAAATCATTGTATTGCTGAATCAATGTATCGCATACTTCGATACATTCTTTCCAGTATCCGAGTTGGAAGTAGCGCATGACTACACTCCAGTAAATATATACAAAATTAGTGGTGGGCTTAATAAAGTTATGTAACATGTCTTTATAATCTCCATAGGAACGATGAATATCATCATAGAACTCATCCAAGATTTCTAGGTAGAACATTTCCTCTCCATGACCATATCCCATATGTGTCGTTTCAATAATGAGTTCTTTCATACGATTCAGAATGGTGATCCCGATGGCTTTGGTGGTGGTGAATAGACATCCGCACGCCACCCATCGATATTCCATATAGTATTCCCGTTTCCATTCAGGTTGTTTGTATTTCTTATCTGTCACATTGAGAAGTTGAAGATGGAACTTATCTGTTACATGGTGTAATACATGAAGGAGAAGATGGTTATTGTAATAATTAGATATTTTTGAACCATTCACACCAATGTTCGCATCGATCCATCCGAACTTGATAGTTTGAAAAGGATTCATATGAATGGTCTGTAAAACAAAATCGGCTTTGTTACAGGTAAGAAGATGTGTTTCAGTACATGTTCTTACATCTCTTGTAGGCCAAAATACTTCACGATTCTTCTTGACTTGAACAACAAGAGAGGAACACCAAAGTTCTTCAAATTCTTGTACTACAATCTTGGTTAAGGGCATAAATGGTTCACGGCGTTCACGCAGGATAGGTTCCATGACCGCATTACAGTAAATAACAAGATAACAAGGAATACGGAGAAGGGCGTCCATTGATTCAACCGTTTCTTTCATTCCTCTTGCTTGCGCATGGTACGGCTGAAGAAAGTAACAAGCAGTTGTTAACGTACAATCAGGAATGCCTGACATTAGATGGAATTAAGACACATACTTTAGATCGATAATCCAATCCATAGATAGGATGTCATTTGGAGTCGTTGCAGTCGTATTGATTCTGATTGTCGCGACCGCATATTTGGTCGTATTTGTTATCTATCCAGGTGGTGGAAACAATGATGTACTTTCAAGTCTTACCCCTCTTTCGATAAAGAAGGACATTGTCATGCCCGATGTAACACAAAAAACGCTATTGGGGAAAAATGGATGTACGATAATGGGAATGTTTAATTTTAAAAGTGGGGATCGAACCGCAAAATATGGTAATA